ACATTTGTTTACACCAGGAACTAATTTCATTAATAATAAACGAGATTCAATAGAAAAGTATTCGTCGAACTCTGATGTTGTACGGAACAATGATGTAAATGATGATTTATATTCTTTGGTTGATTTCCAGTTGTTTGGATTCTTTTTATCCAAATACTCAATCAAACGATCTAATCCTTTGTAGTATTTTTTTTCAGATGATTTGTTATCGCGATCAATCATCCATTCGAATGGCATTTTTTCGTATTCATTCAATCTTGCCTTACGTCCTTCGTTCGTGTGAGCAACATCGTTTTGAATAACATATTTACGATAAGCATCAACCGCGATAGGATATGCAACTACATCAATGAGTTTTTTTACATCCTCGGTTGGATTTTCGTACAAGTTAACCACATGATCGTACATATTATCTCCAATAATTTTTACGACTTCTTCTGTTGCTAAAATTAAATCCTGCGTTAATCTATCGAATGTAATTGAAGCATCTAACATTGGTAGATACTTGATTAATTCTTTATTGTTTTTGATTAATAGTTTCATAGTGTTATTGATTGATTGCTCTGTCTTTTGATGATTCGTCCTGTTGTCTACGTACGCCTACATGGTGAAAGCCTATTCGAACGTCTGCATCAGGGAAGTTTACACGCAATGCTGTGTTGATTGCTTTACAACAAATTTCCTCTGGAACATTAATATTGGTTGAAAGATATGTTTGGTGAGCGTACAATTGTTCGGAACCACTATCTGACTTTCCACTTTCTGAAATATTACCTAAAGCAGAATGTAAACCAACTGCTGCACCTACTGCATAATCTGCACGTTTACTAACATCTATTTGTGCCGAAATAAAATCTTTTACATTCTGATCTATCGCTTTTATTGTCCAACCAAATTCTTTTAAGTTGTTGCCATCCGTATCTGTTATTCGTACTGTGTGCCACATTTTACCTGCATTTTCTGCACCGGAAAGAACTTCTGTTATCTTTTCGAATACTGCACGTTCATACTCTTTCATATATTCTTCTTTCCAAGGAATATTTTTTTCTTGACATTTTTTCTTTAATTCAGTTCTTTTATTTTCCCAATATTTATCTGGTGATTCTACGTGGAATTTTAGATTGATTGAATTATCGGTGAAAGACTTTAATATTAAAGGAGTCGCTGTAGATCGTCTTAACCATTCTAATGCTCCGAATATATCAGGAAGTGTATAAAAATCTATTCCGAATGAATATTCATTACTGTACATAATTGAGTTGGCGTGTGCAGTAGGATTGCAACAATCAAACAATGGATATACTTTGCAGAATTCATCAGCGACAAAGTATTGAGAAGTTTTGTTATTAACGATTACATGCGTGGGAATTCCTTCGATATGATTATCTGAACCATTGATAGCAGCTGCACGAACTCTATTCGCAGGAACGTGAACTAATTTTGATATAAAGTTTTCGCCTATGTAAAAGCCTTTTCCTTGTTCTATACGTGTGGTTGTAGCTTCAATATAGTTGTAGTCTTTAAGACAGCGTAGTAAGTAATCTTTATAATCAAAAGAATTTAACCAATGTTCTATTTCTTTATTTACTACTAACTCACGTGTGATAAGATCACCATCAAATACTTCTTTGTATAACTTAGGACCATTTCCCCAAAGTAAATTTCTTTTCTTGGTTAGTAATCCTGGTGCAATGTAGTTACGTGATACTACATCTCGTATAACATCTGGTAAGTTGTTGTAATCACCATAAGGGAAGATAGCATAATCTCCAATATTATACACTTTATCTGTCCAGTTGAATGAATCTCGTAGCTCTGCATTTGTTCTATTATCTTCACGAGGATTCTTTATAGTTGAGAATGAAACTGCTCCGACATCGTTAATCATCATGATGTCATTACCTTCCTTTAAAGTACGATAAGGTTTATTATCAAATTGATTTACAAAATTATATTGAATGTTAGTAGTACTCATAGCGTAACGTTTACTCCGTTTAGTTTGATTAATAATGCTCGATGAAACTGTCTGTTTGTTCCTTCTTCATGATCATAATAAGCGATTAAGTATTTAGCTCTTTTAGATTGATTATTTCGATATCCTGAACGTAGAGTAGCTGCATTAACTACTTTGTGTTCTCCATTCAATTTGATATACTCAAATGAAAAAGGAATATCAACTGAACTAAATTGCTTCATACGCTTTATCGCTGTCATGTAATGTAATGTAGACATGATGCTAATATCATCTATTAGATGTTCGCAAACACTGACGCATAGAATGGTATTCAACTATGGTTGAATGTAATAATGGTTGAAAAAAGGTGAAATAAACAGACTGTTTTTAAGCCGTTTTAAGAGGTTTTTATGCTTTTTCTTACGATTTTCAACGATTTTTTAAATATCAGGAAAATGGCTAAAAATGGCTTTACACGTATTTTCCGAAATTCTAAAGAAATGCCATATTTCTCAAATTTTCTTTTTCCTTTAACGTTAAAAACAGCTTTTGAGCGGGGCGGTGTCAATCTCCACACAAACAAAATCCTATTTTTTTAAAAATAGGATTGTTTGTTGTTAATCAGTGTTTTATATTTTTATGATTTTGATTTTATGTATAATTTTTGATGTTTTAATATAACAAATTACATTCTTTAGACTTATTCTATATAACAAATTACACTCAAATATTTACACGTATTTACGTGGATTTTGTTTAGTTTTTTGTATCTTTACGTTAGTAAAAAAGCAATGATAAACATTGTTAATCAAACATTTAAAATTTATAAAGATGCAAAAATCAGTAGACACGCCACAAGCTAAAAACGTTACTAAAATTGAAAAAAGTACGAAATCTGTTACATTAGAAGATAAACAAAAAGCTAAGGAACAAATTAATTTATTGTTAGATAGCAATCCAAGCCCAGACAAACGAATATCAAACTTAAAAATTCTTAATAAACTGAGCGAAAAAGTAGAGTTTTTAAGAAGAAAAAACGAAGAATTTGCCCTGTTTGTTGCAAGTATGGAAAGCACAGCGAATAAAATAACTATTCAAAATTCGCAAGGTTTTGACTTTTCTCTTAATAATTCCGAAACCTTATCAAAAGTTATTGAAGTAATCGAAAAAGATTTAGACCAGGTTACAAAAAAAGCAGAAACAGAATTTTTAAACTTCAATATCTAACAAAAAAAATGCCTTACGGAGTTGGCGCTCTGTAAGGCTTGAAATAAAAATCCTTTTAGCAAAAAAAAATCTTATTATCATGTACAAAAATACAACTTCTAAAACTTCTGACAAAGTTTTAAACATACTTCACGAAAACGGTTTTTCTCATTTATTCAACTGGGAAGATTACAGATTTTATAAAAAACAAGTTGCAGACGCTTTTAATTTAGCTTTTGAAATTGCGCAACAATTTATCAACAACGCAGACACTCCAAGCGATTACGAAGAATATATTTTTTAAGTTATGCACAATATTATAGTTTCAGAATTTTCGACAGAATACAAATTGAAAGCTGTCAAAAATGAATCGTTTGATTTAAATAAAATAGTTAATAATCATAATCAATCCGAGTTGATTTTAAGAAGTTTATACGATGATAGTATAATGATTTATGAATCTTTTTTTGTCTTATTTCTTGATAATAGTTTAAGAGTTAAAGGATTTTTAAAAGTTTCACAAGGAGGTTTGACACAAACGAGTGTAGATGTAAGGGTAATTTTTAACGCAGCTTTGAATTGTTTAGCTACTGGCTTAATCATATCACACAATCACCCAAGCGGAAATTTAACACCAAGCGAAGCAGACAAAAGAGTAACCGAAAAAATTAAAAACGGATGTCAATTTTTAGACATCCAATTATTAGACCACATTATTATAACCGAATTCGATTCCTATTCATTTTTAGAAAACAAAATTTTATAAGCCATGCAAAAACAAGTAAACGAAAAAAGACAACAATTAATCCATTTAAGCAATTTAGCGAAAGTTTATCAAGAAGAATATCCCGAAATGATGATAAACGAAATCTTAGTAAAATTCATGTACAGAAATTCTATGCACAACGAATTTTTAACTTTTAAAGGTTGGAAGGAAAAAGGATTCAAAGTAAAGAAAGGCGAAAAAGCTTTTTTAGTTTGGGGAAAGAAACGAAAAAAAGAAGTTGAAGAAAACGAGGAAGCAAAAGAATTTTCGTTCTTCCCGTTAGCTTATATTTTCTCGAATGCACAAGTCGAACAAATAAATTTAGATTAATGTTTGTACAATTAGAAAAAGCCTTCATAAAAAGGCTTTTTTTTCGCGTCGCCTTCGGCGGATTTTGTTCCCAATCAATTTAATCATTTCTTGGACAAAATCTCACCGAAGGCAAATTCTAATTTGATTTTTTTTGTTTATTGTGTTTTTCAAACAATTTATCGATCCAATGATTAAACTTTAGTAATTTATTATTCAAATTAATTTTTGGTAGTTTAATTACTTTTAAAGATTCTTCTATTCCCCAAAGTATATATCCTAATATATTAGTAAAAACGAAAAATGTTATACCTATTTCTTGATTTTTACTTCGTTCATTTGGTTTTTCTTCTTCATAAATTAATCCTATTAATATGAAATATATAAAATCAATTATGATTAATTCTCCCCACCATTCAAAAGGTAATAATTGAATAAAATATATTTTTACATACCAAAACAAGATAGCAAATAATACTATCCAAAAGTAATTGTGTGGTTTCATTTATAATGTTTTAAAGTTTCTCAAAAATAACAAATTACAATCAAAAACAATGTAAAATGTTATGTAAAAAATCAAAAGATACCCACATCTGGAATGATAGACGATTCACTATTATTTGTTTTTGATAACATTCGCCAATCACGACGCATCAACCAATATTTGAACGCATCCGAAAAGTTTGTAGAATACATAGGACGTAAACGATAAGGTAAACTTTCGGATGATTTGTTTTTCTCTATAACTGTTTCGCCTTTACTGTTTTTACGCACTTTTATTTTGGTGATTTCTAAAGAAGATTTTAATTCTTTGTTGAAATTCTTATAAATTCTTACATCTGGAATACCAGCAATACCTTCTGATAAATATTTGGTCATAAAACGATATTCTTCTGCTTGATCTATTTTTGCTTGTCCACGCGACATCAATTCTACTTCCCATATTTCGCCAATTTCTTGACCCGCTTTTTCAATAGCTACTTTGGTATCATTTGCCCAATCTCGGTTAATGTTTTGGTAGGCATTACCTGAACGGTCATAAAATAAATACAAAGTCCTGTTTTTATGTCCTTTGTAAAACTCGACAAATTCTTTTGCAATTTTATTTAACGTAAAACTTTGTTCTGACACAAATTTATCTGTTTCATCATCTGGAACTGCAAAAATATTTTTTAAAGCATAGATATAGTTTTCACGTTCTTGACCTGTTACCATGGAAATCATATCTCCAAAATCCATACCTGCAGATACTGGTAATTGAGGATCGTAATACTCAAATCGCATATTTTTTGCGGTAGGCTTAAATTCTTCATGCAATGAATAATTGTCAATAAAATCTAATTTTAAACCATCTTCAAAAAAATGATGAGTTCCAAGATTGGTATAGAATTTTGCACCTTGAGGAATACCAGGCTTCATAGACAAAATGGCTGTTTTGAAATCTTCTATATTTCCACCTTCCAACGTATCTTCGAAATAACCAAGTGTCAAAATTTCGATGTTTGCAAATGTAGAACCTATCATAAATAGCGTGCTATCTCTACGCGCACGATTGTAATATGCCTGTAATTTTACTAATCGTTTCTGAACGGCTTTCAATTTCAATGCATCACGATTTTTTGTGGCTTTGAAATAATCTTTACGTGCTTCATTTAATTCAACAAATATGGTAATGATCAATTTGATTTGCTCAACATCCATATTTTTTTCTTGTTGTAAAATCCAATCAAATTCACCTTCAACAGGATTTGGCATATCTGTGGTAAATGTTCGCCCACGGTAATAAATAGATTCTGAAAATTTTGTGTATTCTCCACGAATAGCAGGCGTTAATTTCTTTAATTTTTCTTCGTTAAAATACTTTGCTTCATCGCCAAATAAATGTTGATACGAGTTACCTGCCGCACTTGATGGTTGTGCCAATGATACGATCTTGAAGAAACAACCATTGTAAGTAGAAATTGTGTGTTTGAATGATTTTGGTGATTTATAGGGTTTATCAAAATATTTTGGTGGACGTTCGTCCAGTACATAATGTATTCCTTCTTCCCAACCTTTTCGGTTCCAACCTTCAATTAAAGCATCACGCACGTTACCAATTGCATTTTCGTAGGTGTCGGCTACCCAAGCAAAATAAGCACGTGGCATATTTTCTGCAATTGCGATGGAACGTTCTGCTAAAATATCAGATGATTTGGCTGTGGCACGACCAGAAATACCATAGTAATTTTTTGGTGACACCCAATCCATTATCATTTTAAACCACGACGCGAATCGTGGCTCAACTAAAGGATCATTCGGACTTACGGAGGTTCTCATGTTCAGTTGGAAATAGTTTTTGTGGTAAAATCAATGATTCGCGCATAGCGATTTCTTTTTCACGCTCTGTTAATGGTGCAGATTCAATAAATTCTTTTAATTTTTGTTTGTCAACAACAGATTCTAAACCTAATTTTTCATAATCATAAGAATACAGAGCAACCATTTTACCTGCTGCATCAGCATTTAATTTTGGTGGATCTTCTTTATCCAATCCAAGCATCTGAAAAACATCTTTCCAAAGTTTAATTGCTGCAATAAAATCTTTTGCCGTATTCGCCATTAAAAGAGCTGCATTTATTTGTGCTTCTACTTTTTGTGCCATACGATTTCGCAAGGCATCACGCGATATTTGCGAATCGCAATAATAGAATTCCATTGCATCTTCGTAAGCTTGCACAGCTTTATAGCGAGAAAGACCTTCTTTTAAAATCAAATACTTTAGGATATGTTCTCGACTTCCAAATTCAGCAATACGATTATCCATTCCACGTATTTTATCGAGCAATTCCATATAATCCATTATTGGCTGTTGTTCGGGTGGAATAACAATATCTTTACCCGAATACATTTCTATAAACAGGTAAATATCATCAAGCGTTATATTATCAATCTTACTCATCCAAAAAAGTTTGCTTTAATTTCTTCTATTCGTTTTTGTTCTTTGTTTTTCTCGCGTTGTTGTATGGCAGTTAAATTGCCTTTTTTGGCGTTTTCTTGTAACGAATTATCTATAACAAAATCTGTTTGCAAACGACCTCGTGTTATACATTCATATACACGAGAGGTTTTTTCGTACGCTAAAATGTTAAAATGAACAAATGGCAATTCTAAATACAAAGCCATCTGACGAATCGTATAATTCATTGCTGCCAATGTTTCAATCTTTTCGTAGTCCTCCTCTGATATTAAAAGAGGAGTGGTGTATATTAGGTTTTGGCTCATTTTGTAAATGGATTTCGTTATAGGCTTCTCGTAATTCTACAACCAGTTTCGGAAATTCTTCGCGAATCATCATTTGTTTGACAAATTCTGGAAAAGGAAGCTGAGACGAATGATTAAAATCTTCGATTGCTTCGATAGCTTTATGTAATCGCTCAGCTTTCATTTTAATTATGATTTAAGTCTTTACGATAAACAGCAACTTTTGCCCAATCTGGTAGTTTATATTCTTGTCCTTGTTGGATGAATTCAGTTCTTGATGTTTCTTTTCTTTCTAAAGTTTCATCATTGTACCAAAAAGTAATTTCTTGATATTTCATATCATAGAATCGATTATTTCTATGATAGAATGTTTCTGTTTTTTCAATTTTCCATGCCATATTATCGTTCTATAGTTTCTGTAAATAATTTCATTCGGAAATTGAATGCGTCCTGTAAATTGGTAAAGGTGTATTGCTCGTAATGCGCATTCTCAGACCAATTTCCCGAACCTTCAATTATGTAATGTCCGAATGCTGTTTTGGCTAAAGCTACTTTGCTGTGATTCCAAGCGAATTTTATGTGCAGATTGGGATAATGATTTGCATAAGCCATAATCTTATCTATTGTTTTCGGATTTCGTTGTTTTAACGAATCAGAAATTAACAGCGTGATTTGGTCTATTTTTCCATTTTCGTGCAATTCGATTAATGAATCAACTACACGAATTGCAATAGAGTAGGTGCTGGCATATAAATGCTCTATCGTTTCGTATTGCGTAATAAAGGGAATAAATGTAAATGCATTAAACTGCGTATCGCTTTGTAACCAGAATTGTTCGCCCTCACTCGGAAGCCTTTCTAAATCTTTGTTCAGATTTTTTACTTTCTCGTAATGATTTAAGAGAAATTTTGTTTCGAAAGGCTTCGTTTGTTTGGGTTCCGCATCATTCGCACTTGGCTTTGTATTTAGATCAAAAAATCTACTCATTATTGGCTTTCTCCAATGACTTTGTGATTAATTTAATTTCTAATTCGAAGTTTTTAATTTTCCCATCAAACTCATCAACTTTTTCAGTGTTACCTTTTTTATTGGCACTACCTCTGTGCATTTTAGCAGTTCTGATTTGACCTTTAATCGTTTCAACACGCTGTATTTTTTCGGCAGCTGTCATCGAATCGATTTTACGTTCTAAAGAAAGTCTTGAAAAAATTTCGTGCTCACCTAAAACTTCTCCAGTTTCCTGGTAATGGTTCAATTCTTTCCAAATTGCATCATTTGCTTCGTCTGCTTCTGCAATTTTAGGAGCTAAATCTACACGAACATCTTCAGGTGTATTTGGGTCTTCGATGATTCCACGCATTTCTGCTAACTTTTTGAAAATCGTAATACGATCTGCAACTAAGATTTTGAATTCATCAGGTGTATTTTCTTGATTCAAGAAAGGAAATTCTTCTCTCAGTTTTGGAACTTCATCAGTACTTTTGTTTTCAGTATTGATTAAATCACTTGTTTGTGCAACATTTGTTGTAGGAATACAAGTAGGACAATTTTCTGTTTCTTTTGGCAAAACATGTGTTTTGGCTTCGACATCCGAAATATTGTAGATTTTCTTGATTTCGTACACTAACTTGTTGTACGAGTTAGCCGAATATCCTTGTCGATTTAAAGATTGAAGATAATTATGAATATCCGATGAAATTCGGGGAGGATAGATTATGAAACGATATTTAGCTTTCTTTTTGGCACTGGTTTTGGTGTTTACCGTTCCCGATGCAACGTTTAAAACAATGGCAGCCATTACATCCAAAGTACCCGAAGTAAGGTTTATAGGCAGTGAAACA